TCTACAGCATGTACTAACTTGCCGTATTCTATCGGGTCTATATCTGCCATGATTTATTCTTATTAAGGAATCATTGAAGGATCAATAATATCGCCACTGTCATCACGAACACCGTGAATACAACAAGCAGTTGTTCCGTCTTCTAGTGCTTCTAAACGATGTTCTTTATCTTTTGCAATAAAAATTAAATGAGGAGCAGTAAAAACTGTTTCTTTTCCATCACTAGTAATTTTTAAACTACCTTTAGATAACAAAGTAACGTGGTCAAAATCATGAGTATGTCCTTCTTCAATGTCTCCAGCTTTTTCAAAAGACATCATACGAATAAAAACATTTGCTACTTTACCAATAGTAATTAAAGGATATGACATTATAACTCCGTTACGTTAATAGTATCCCAAGTCCATGTATCAGTATTTAGTACAGAATTGGGATGTGGTTTAGGTGAATAAAAAACATCATGCTCATTGTCGTAAATAAAACCAACACTAGCAAAATTACCACGCAATGGTGTTCCTCCTTGGTTATGTTGATTACCATAAGTATTATAAGAAGTTTGAATCCATTGTCCGGGAGACGTGTCTACGAAAGTATTAAAAAACTCTGGCTCTGCAACAATAACTTGTAATACTTTTCCATCAAGTACTTTAGCGAAATGACTCATGCTGTAATAACTACACCTGAACCACCATTACCACCTCTACCAGAATAAGGAGAACCAGCTCCTCCGCCTGAACCTGTATTAGCTGTGGCATTTCCACCAGCACCTCCATTAGACGCACCGCCTGTTCCGCCACCTGCTGAACCAGCACCGCCAGTACCGCCAGCACGATATTCACCGTATCCGCCACCACCACCTGCACGAGATACTGCTGAACCTGTGATAGAAGACGATGTACCAGCTCCTCCAGTAGCTCCACTAGAAGTTGTTGGTGCTGCACCTGCACCTCCAGAGCCTCCACCAGAAGCACCACCGTTGGAGTAAGTCGAACCAGCACCGCCATTGTTTCCTTGTCCTGAAGTACCGGTTCCTGCAGCACCGTTACCAGAACCACCACCGCCTCCAGAACCACCATTTAAACCTGCAGTAAGTCCTCCAGTTGCAGATCCACCGCCTCCTCCTGCAACAGCAGTTAATCCTAAACCAGTACTGTCGTTTCCAGAGGCTCTTCCTCCTGTTGTTCCTGTACCACCTGCACCAACAGTAAAACTATAAACCGTATTAGGAGTTATGTTTACTGATCCAGATAAATATCCACCAGAACCTCCGCCACCACCAGCGTTACCACCACCAGCACCTCCGCCAGCAATAATAACATAACTTGCAGAATAAGGGGCAAGAGTATTACCAATCGTAATTGATCCAGTACCATTAGTAATTGAAATACCATCACCAGCAGTTAAAGTCGCTTTTGTTAAAGTATTTCCTGTTGTGTTGCCAATTAATAATTGACCATTGGTGTAGCTTGTATTTCCTGTTCCACCGTTAGCTACAGCAACAGTACCAGTTACGTTAGAAGCTGTTCCAGTAGTGTTTTGATTTAACGTAGGAATGTCTGCTGCTACAATAGCACGAAACGTAGGAGATCCCGCTGAACCGTTAGGAGCTGCTAAAACAAAGTTTGCAGTCTTTGACGCATATGGATTTTGTGTATCTCCGTATCCAGAAGCAAGGCTTATTGCTGGGGTGTTTCCTCCACTAGAACTTACTGGAGAAGTACCTGTGACACTTGTTACAGTTCCTACACTAGTAGAACCACCTAAACTAATTGCTGATCCGTTAATAGTAATACTAGAATTTGTTAACGAACTGTTACCAATGTTTGATAAAGTATTATTAGCACCGCTGATTGTTTTATTAGTTAAAGCCTGAGAATCAGAAGTACCAACTACAGTTCCTGATGGGGCAGTCTTTGTAGCCCAAGTATCTAAGTCAGCATCCCATGCTTGTACATGAGTACCGATAGCAACACCTAAGTTAGTCCTAGCAGTACCTGTATTTGTTAAGTCAGATAAATTGTTAGCAGCAAGCAAAGCACCAGACAGTGAAGCATAAGCGTTTAGCCATTGCGAACCGTCCCATACTTTCATCTCATTGGTTGTGGTATTGAAATACAAAGCACCAGTCAGTAGTGTATTACCATCATTGTCTACAGACGGAGCAGAAGACTTAGCTCCTAAGTAACGATCATCGAATGAGTCGTAGGAAGCTGCAGCGTTAGTCGCTGAAGTTGCAGCAGCAGAGGCTGAGTTACTTGCGTTAGTTGCTGAGGTAGACGCTGCAGAAGCTGAGTTGCTGGCATTGGTAGCCGATGTCGAAGCAGCACTAGCAGAGTTACTTGCATTAGTAGCTGAAGTAGCTGCATTGCTTGCAGAGGTAGACGCTGCAGAAGCTGAGGAAGCAGCATTACTTGCGGAAGTTGATGCAGCAGACGCAGAAGAAGCAGCATTGGTCTCTGCAGTCTCTGCATTAGTCTCTGCAGTCTGAGCTGCGGTAGCTGAGTTAGAAGCATTAGTTGCTGAAGTTGCTGCTGCGGAAGCACTATTGCTTGCATTAGTAGCTGATGTTGCTGCAGCGGACGCAGAGTTAGAAGCGTTAGTCGCTGAAGTAGAAGCCGAAGAAGCAGAACTAGCAGCGTTAGTCGCTGAAGTGGACGCAGCAGATGCACTGTTGGAAGCATTAGTTGCGGATGTAGAAGCGTTGCTGGCTGAAGTTGAAGCAGCCGACGCAGATGATGCAGCATTAGTAGCAGATGTTGAAGGTTACTTGCAGATGTTGATGCAGCACTGGCAGAGTTAGCTGCATTAGTTGCAGCAGTTTCTGCATTTGTCTCTGCTGTCTCTGCATTTGTTTCTGCAGTTTCAGCATTAGTTTCTGCTAGTTCAGCAGCAGTCTGAGCTGCCTCTGCAGCAGCTTGTGCAGCAAGTGCAGCGTCTTTTGCTTGTACAGTTATTATTGCTTCGCTAGAAGCATCGTTTACAGCGTCACCAGTACCGCCGGGTCCTCGGTAGATTCCCATCTAAACAATCTCCTTATTTGTTTAAATACACTCAGTGAATGCACTTAAACAAAACTCCCTAGCCGAAGCCAGAGAGTCTTGAAGCCAATATTAGGCGTTTACTGCGAGAACAAAACCGGTCTCAGGACGCAAGGTCTTAACACCGAAGAGTGTGTCAGCAGTGTACAGCGTAGAGAGATACTCTTGCTTGTACTGGGTCTGCGAACGAACACCGAGTTGCTCAGCTAGAACCATCGTATCACGATGAGCCAAAATAGCTGCTTTGATGTCGCCGCCAGCGGTTGCTGTGTTTTGAGCATCGGTCTCGATGATTGGGCTGTTGCTGGTTACATAGATGTCGATACCATAGAGCGTACCGATCTGACCGTTCTGAACACCACGACCATCAACGAAGTCAGAGCTGTTGTAACGATCAATACCCATGATAGCTGCACGGAGTGATGGGGGAATCGCAAAGAAACGATTGTCCATTGGAGTGTCAGCGTCGTCCATCAACTTGATCAACGAACGGAAACCAGCGTCAGTGAACACATCGGCAGGAACTACGGTGTCTTCTGCATAAGCAGTTAAACCAGTAGAAGCGTCGATATAATAGCTGTTGCTGTGTGTCCAGTCGTTTGTACCATTACCGAAAGTTTGACCTAAGGTAAACAAGGTGTCGTCAACTTTCTTAGCCAAAGCGTAACCAGCGTCATCCGTGTAGAAACGACGGAGTGAAGCCAATGCTTGAACTTCGACGATGTCCTCGATGAAGCGTGAGTACTCGAAGTGCTGGTCGATCGAGACTAATACTTCGGTCTCGGTGTCAGCTTGAATGGTAACGGTGGTGTTTGCAGCCTTAGCGGTTGCAGTGCCACGAGTTGGCTTAGGAATATGAAGAGTGTCACCCTTCTTACCACGCATAGACATCTTGTTAACCAAGTTAGCCAATACGAGGTTCTTTTTGTATGCAGCTACAACTTCGTCACTCCAAATTTCTGGAATAAACTTGTCTGCATTAGTTTTGTTGACGATAGAACTACTACCACCGGGATATGCTGCTGTTGCCATTTTATAAATCTCCTAAATTAATAAGTTTAACGGACTCGTCCTTCATTATAGGCAGCAAGAATTTCGTCTTGCAAAGCCATGTAACGATCAGGATCTGTCATTCTCAGTTTGATAAGGTCAGCTCTTCGATAAATCTTTCTACTAGCTTCTCCTGTACCGCCTGTATCTACTGCTGCAGCTTTCAAAGCAGTTTCTTGAGCTTTAGCTTGTGTTGCTGCTGCTTGTACTTGTTTCTCATTAGACTGAACTCCTTTGATTGCCTTGTAGGTACTCAATAGTTCATCTGCAGAGTTAAAGTCAAACTCAGCGTCAGCTTTTGTAAACAAATCGACACGAATTG